GTGAGGAATTTGCCGTCGGCTCCACCGTGGAGTTGAGCGAAGAGCAGGCGGCCAGCTTGGGCGATGCCATCGAGCCCCTCAAGGCCGCCAAGAAGGCGGCCGAGTCTGGCGATGCTGCTGAAGGCGCCGGCGCCGAGTCCAAGTAAGACTGAGCATGCCCTACGCCACCCCCCAGGATCTGATCGACCGCCTTGGCACGCGCGAGGCGGCGATGATCAGCGACCGTGCCGGTCTGGGCCAGCCTGACCTGGCTGTGCTGGCCGACGCGCTGGCGGTGGCGCAGGACGAGGTGAACAGCTACGTGGGCCGGCGCTACTACCTGCCGCTGTCTGACGGCAACGGCCCGCTGGCCACGGCGCCCTCTGTGCTGCAGCGCCTGACGATCGACATTGCTCGCTACCGCCAGACCGGCACCGAGATCATGGAGACGGAGACCATTCGCAACCGCTACAAGGATGCCGTGCGCATGCTGGAGCAGATTGCGGAAGGCAAGATCAGCCTGGGCGACCTGCAGCTCGCAGGCGCAGGCCGCCCGGCTGCCGTGGGCGGCATTACTGCGGCGCGCACCGGCAGCAAGGTGTTTGGCGACCATTCGGGGATGCTATGAGCAGCCCGGTGCGACTGATCGAACAGGCCATCGTGCAGCAGCTGCGTGCCGTTCCGCGCGCTTACAAGCCGCTGATCGAGAGCTACGCCGCCCAGCTCGATGACGAGATGTTCGGCTGGATTCGAACCCTGCCAGCCATCTGGGTGACGTTTGGAGATGTGAAGAGCGTGCAGCGCAAGGGTGCGCACACCTATGTCTACAGCGGCACCTTCGAGGTGCTCAGCGCTCAGCGGGCCTTGGTTGAGAACGCCGGGCGCCTGGCGGGGGACGCGCGAGGCGACAGCCTGGGCGTGTACGAGCTGCTGGAGCACAACAAGCTGGCGCTGGTCAACCAGAAGCTGGGCCTGCCCATCGACCCGCTCACGCCCGGCACCATTCGGCCCGTGATGAAGGGCATGGTGAGCAGCCAGGCGGTGGCGATCTACGCCCAGGAATTCAGCACCCGCTGGATGGAGGCCTATCCGGACCCGGACGCAGTGCCTGCCGGCGAGCTGGTGACTGTGGGCCTGGAGTACTTCCTGAAGCCGCAGCACTCGCCACCCGGCGACCCGCCCGACAAGACCGACATGCTCACAACCAGTACCTGAAGAGGAAGCCCCATGAAAGTCATTGCAGCCGAAGGCCTGAAGGTTCCGACCGAAGGCAACCCGCGCCAGTACATCACCGACGCGCAGCCCGTTGAGATCGAGGTGACGGCCTATTACCTGCGCCGCCTGGCAGACAACGAGCTGAAGGAGGTAGCCGCCGGGCAGGCGGACCCTACCGACAGCGGCGCAGCCACTTCCAAGGCAGGCAGAGCCGCAGCGAAGTGAGGTCGTTCTTCCGAGCGCCCGCCTACACCAACAGCCAATCCATTCACTGAGGACAGAGCAACATGGCCAGCCCTAACATCAGCTTTGACAGCATCCCCAGCAGCATCCGCAAGCCGGGCAAGTACTTCGAGTACAACAACAAGCTCGCGGTGCGCTCGCTTCCCACCAACCTGCAGCGTGTGCTGGTGGTGGCGCAGAAAACCGCTGCCGGCAGCGCTACGGCCAACCGGGTGGTGCAGGTGTTTGACAGCGAGTCTGCCGCCACGTTCTTCGGCCGCGGCAGCCAGGCGCACCGAATGGTCAAGGCCGCCCTCAAGGCCAACCGCTACGCCCAGCTCTTTGTGCTGCCGGTGGAAGACTCCGGCACCGGCGTGGCCGCCACCGCCACGCTGACGGTGACTGGCAGCGCCACCAGCTCGGGCGCGGTCAGCATCACCCTGGCCGGCACTGACCTGGTGGTGCCGGTGACCACGGGCGACGCGGCTGCCACCGTGGCGGCCGCGATCAAGGCAGAGCTGGACAAGCTGGTGGATCTGCCCACCAGCCAGGCCGTGGCGGGTGGCGTGGTGACGCTTACCCAGCGCAACAAGGGTGCCGTGGGCAACGCGCACCGTATTGCGGCCAGCAGCTCGGCCACCGGCATTGCCGTGGCAGTGGTGGCCTTCAACGGTGGCCTGAACGACCCCAGCCTGGCTACGCCGTTGGCGGCGGCTTTCACCGGTGGCCACGAGATCCTGGCGGTGCCCTACAGCACCGGCACGCCGCTGACGGATCTGCGCAGCCATCTGGGCAGCGTGAGCAGCCCGATGGAGCGGCGCCCGGCGATTGGCGTCTATGCCAGTGCAGGCAGCTTGAGCGCAGCCACCACGCAGGCTGGCACGCTCAACAGCGAACGCATGACTGCCGCCTTCCTGAAAAACGGCGTTTCGCCCGCCGAGGAAATGGCGGCCGCCTATGCGGTGGTGCTGGCTTCCGAGGAAGACCCGGCGCGACCGCTGAACACCCTGGTGCTTGCAGGCATCACGGTGCCAGCCATCGCCGACCGCCTGAGCCGCACTGAGCAGGAAACCTGCCTGGCCAATGGTGTCACACCGCTGGAATGGGGGCCGGGCGACGTGGTGCAGATCGTGCGCGCCATCACCACCTACACGCTCAACCCGGCCAGCGTGGCTGACGTGAGCTGGCTGGACCTGACCACCATCCGCACGATGGACTACGTGATGAAGGCCATGCGCACCCGGGTGGAGCTGCGTTTCCCGCGCGACAAGCTCAGCGCCAAGACGCCCGACCGCGTGCGCAGCGAGCTGCTGGACGTGGCCTACAAGCTGGAGGAGCTGGAGATCATCGAGAACGTGGATCTCTGGAAGAACGACCTGGTGTGTGAACGTGACAGCCAGGACAACAACCGCCTGAACGCCAAGATCCCGGTGGACGTGGTCAACGGCCTGCATGTGTTTGCCGGCCGGCTGGACCTGATCCTCTGAACCAGGCCACGAGTTTCAAGCACTCTTTAAAGGACCATCAACATGGCATTGCAAGAATTTGTGGGCGCCGCCTCGCTGGAGGTGGACGGCAAGGAAATCGAGGTCTCGAAGATCGGCGTGAAGATTGTCACCGGCCGACGCCCGGTGAAGACCATGAACCGCGACCTGCGCGCCAAGGGGTTTTCTCGTGGCATTCAGACCTTTGACCTGTCTGTGACGGCAGTGATCCCGCTCACCGGAACCCCGGTGGACTGGGAGAACATCGAGGGCGCCAAGCTCACCGTGCAGCCCGTGGGCGGCGGCCAGCGCTACAGCTACCTGGATTGCTTCTCGGTCGAGGTTGGCGAGCAGTACCAGGACGAAGGCGAAGCCGTCATCGACATCCAGCTCATCGCCCTGCGCAAGGTGAAGGAATGAGCACTTCGCTGCGCGATATGCGCCATGCGGGCGAGCTGGATTCTGGCGTGGAGGTGGATGGCCAATTCCACCGCGCTTTCGAGCTGCGCCTGCCCACGGTGCAGGACAACATCGATGCCGTGGACGAGGTGGGCTCCCACAACGGCGTGGCGCTGAGCGCGGCCATTCTGACGCGCCAGCTGGTGAAGTTGGGCAGCCTGGAGCAAAAGCAGATCACCTTCGAACTGATCGCCGGCATGCACCCGGTTGACTTCAACAAGCTGGAGGCGGCGGCGGCCGAGCTCGAAAAAAAGCGACTCGCCGCCGCGCGGCCGGCGTCGACTGGTACCGAGTCCGGCTCGGGCTTGTCCGCGCCGGCCTGAGCTGGGCAGACAGCGCGCAGGTCAACGTGGCTGAGGCCAGGTTGATTCTGCAGGCAGCTCAACCGCGTGGCGGCGGCGCGACGCAACAGATCATCAGCTTGCGCATGGGCAAAGGTGGCGCCAGGCGCAAGAAAGCAGCAACCCCTTCCAAACGAAAAGAGACAAAGTGACCCAGGATATGCGCGTAGCCCTTGTCACCAGCCTGAACGACAGGCTGGTGGGGCCTTTGCGCAGGGCGCTGGACGAGGTGGAGAAGAACCTCAAGGACGTTGAGAAAGAGCTGGCCAAGGTTACCCAGGGCAGCCAGCAAGCCGGCCAAGCCCTTGCAGGCATGGAAGGGCCGGCCAAGGCTGCCAAACAGGCGGCGGAGCTGGCGCGCAATACCGAGAACGCTGTGCGCCTGGCTGACCGGCTCAAGAACGCCTGGAGCGCCGCCGGCAGCATGATGAACGGCGTGGTCAAGGGCATGGCTGCCTACCAGGCAGCGCGCTACGTGGTGGCGCCGGCCCTGCAGCAGGCGCGCACCTATGACCGCCAGTTGGCTGATGCCTCGAATACGGCGTTTGCCGACCGCGACCTGGCTGGCCGGCGTGCCGGTATGGGCGAGCTGGACGCGGCAGTGACAGCCGCCCTGCGTTCCGGCGGCGGCACGCGTGAAGGCGCCCTGCAGGGCCTGCAAAAGCTGCTGGCCAACGGGGTTTCATTCGATCAGGCCAAGGCAACCATGCCCAGCATCACGATGGCGGCTACGGCTTCCGGTGCATCGACGGTTGACATTGCGGAGATCGTGACGAAGCTGCTCAAGGACGGGTTTGACCCGAAGGTCATCGACCAGGCCATTGGCAAAGCCATCGCCGCAGGGCAGGCGGGCAGCTTCGAGATGAAGGACATGGCGCAGTGGATCCCGAAGCTGATTGCGTCGGGCAAGATGTCTGGCCAGAGCGGCATGGCCGACTACGAGCGCATGCTGGCTATGGCGCAGGTGTCTGCCACCACGGCAGGCGGCTCTGCGGAAGCGGGCAACAACCTGCTGAACTTCTTGCTCAAGCTCAACTCGTCAGACACATCAGCCGATGCGAAGAAGCTTGGAATTGACCTTTCTGGCTCACTTGCAGCGGCACGCGCAAAGGGTGTCAGTGCGCCTGAGGCGTTTCTGAATCTGGTTCGCCAGACGGCGGATGCAGACCCGCGTATCGTCAAGCTGAGAAAGCAATTTGAATCCGCAGGGAGCGACAGTGAGCGCATGGCCAGCCTGAAGTCGCAAGAGGCGATTTTGCAGGGCTCTGCCGTCGGAAAGCTGGTTCAAGACAGGCAGGCGTTGATGCCGCTGATTGCCCTGCTGAACAACCCACAGGAATTCGCCCGTGTGTTGAGCCTGGTGCAAAACGGCGGGGCACAGACGACCAAAGACAATTTTTCTCTGATTGCAGGCACGGCAGACTTTCGCAGCCAGCAGGCAGAGAACGAAAAGCTGTTTGCCCAGACACGTGGTGTTTCACCCGTTAATGAAGCCCTGGCCAAGATGGCCGACGCAACGACTTCTGTGTACCAGCAGTTTCCAGGCTTTGGTGCCGCGATTGAGACCGCAAAGCTTGCTCTCATGGGCTTGGCCGGCGCTGCAGGTGCAGCCGGCCTGGCCGGGTTGTTAACGGGTGGTGGCAAGGGTGTGGTGGCTTCTGCAGCCGGTGCTGCTGGGGCGGCTGGTGGTGTGGGCGCGGCAGGGGCTATTGGCTATGCCGCAGGTTCGCTGCTATACCGTGGCATCGAGGGCACTGGTGCCGCAGATGCCATAGGCGGTGGTGTTGCCAAGCTGCTTGCTCTGCTGGGTAACGACGAAGCCAGATCTGCCGTAGCGTCCCGCGAAAAGTACGAGAGCCAGATGGCGGCGGAGCGTGCCGCGCTGGCCGCCCAGACAAACGCACTTTCCGACCTGTCAAAGCGCCCCATCAAGCTGTACATCAACGAGCGCGAGATTGCTGCCACGGTGGACAGTGCGCTTGACTTCAAGGCCCGGAGGAACTGAGCGTGGCTTGGAAGAAGAATCTGGCAGACGCCAGCTACCGTGGCGTCAAGTTCGACGTGCAGAGCGTGAACCGTGCTGGCTCTCGCGCCATTGCCGTCAATGAGTACCCCTACGCTGCCGGCGCCGAGCTGGATGACCTGAGCCTGAAGGCGCGCCGCTTCCGCGTAAAAGCCATCGTGTGGGGCGACAACTACGAGGTGGAGCTCAAGCGGCTTATCGACGCGCTGGAAATACCCGGCGTGGGTGAGCTGGTGCACCCGGTGCACGGCGTGGTGAAGGTGATGCCCGAGAGCTGGGAGGATGACCACGAAGCCGACCTGGTGGACGGCGCGGTGGTGAACATCAACTTCATCGAGCACAGCGCCCGTGAAGCCGTCTTCGGTGCCAATTCGGCTTCGGCCAAGGCGGACGCCGTGTCCGCCAGGGCGGCTGATGCACGCGCGGCGGCAGACGACGCGCTGGTGCGCCGCGTGCAGCAGGCGCAAGGCGGGCCGCTTGTGCGCCTGGCGGTGCTGAAAGACAGCTTCAACCAGGCCAAGGGCGGCTTGCAAAGGCTGCTGAACACCACCGGCCTGCGCGCCGTGCAGAGCGACTTGGACCCGGTGCTGAACCCGCGTGCCTACGTGGCCGACCTAGGCGCCGTGGTAGACCGGGCGCTGCAGGGCCTGCCCTTTGGCGGGCGCAACCTGGCATTTGACAAGAGCAGCGGCGCGCAGGTGGCAACCGGCTCCGGGCTGGCGGACTTCAACACATCCGCCAAGCTGCTGGACCCGCAGACTGTGACCGTAAAGCCCAGCGTGGTTGCCCCCGAGGCCAGCATGCAGGCCGACGCGGCAACGGTGCAAGCCCATGCACAGGTGCACGCTGTGAGCGCAATGGCTGAGTGCGCGGTGATCATTCTCATTGGCGAGCTGGATCTGATGCTGCTGGACCGCGCCGACATAGAGGCCCTGGTGAACCGGGTGCGCGCGGCAATCCAGGTGGCCATCAACAGCGCCCGCGCTGCGCTTGATGCCGAGGGCCGGGGCCAGGTGAGCGCCGCCGGGGCGT